GGACACGCAATCCGATTTATTATTCTTTGTTGGGCTTTGTCAGTTATGACTCTTGGATATATGGAAAGAATTAGGTTGGACACTTTTGCTGCTGGCCTTGTAGGGAACATAGCAAGCAGCTATGGAATAGCGGTAAAAGGTAAGAATGGCAACGGAAAAAAATCAGTTATAGTAGATAATAAGAACAATAAAGTAGGAATCAAATGAAAAAACTGTTTGCTTTACTTTTATTTTTACCATCGGCTGCCTTTGCTGATATAAAACAGGAGTTTGTTACCTCAGCACAGATAACAGTTGATATGCCTTATGTTGTGACCAATAAGGTAGGAACTACATATTCACTAAGCGGAAATAATATTACACCATCTGTAACTGTAGGAGATACTACAACAGCAGGAAAGATTGGTGGAATCAATGTTGGATCTTTGACTAATGGCGTTCCAGCCATGATTCAAACAGATACTACAGTAACAACATCGGGATCAGCTTTCAGTAAAACAGAATCCGTAATAATGGGTGACGCTACACCATCTACTGTCACCCCTTCTAGTGGTATTGCAGCATTGCCAGTATTAAGTGGACAAACTACTGTTGGATCAGGCGGTACTGCTGGTACTCTTGCTTTAACTTCATTGAGTTCTGGAGTCCATACCTGCACCGCAGGTGGATCGGGTACAAGTTGTATAGGATCTACAAAAGTCACTATTACGATTGACTAGACTTTTTTGGTTAGTTTTATTAGCATTACCTGTAAGGACATTAGCGGTTCCTGTCGTGCCACAATTTCGTAGTGGTACAAGTCAGACTTCTTCAACCTCTGAATCAGTTATAAATGAAACTATCACAAGCCATCAATATAGGACAGGATACTCCTATTCTGCATCAGGACATAATATTGAATCTTCAGACCTCAACGGATATATCAACCCTACAGCTACAACTCTTACAGAACAAACAGTTGGAGGGGTAAATTTTAGTTGGACTTCGCCAAATTTAGATGCTGTACCAAGATGGAAAATAACAAATGGTGGAGCAGCCTTCTCTCTACAAGAAACTCTAATAACTCCAGGATTAGACACAGTAACCACAATAACAAGAACAATAAATTCAACAACTACAACAGAAACTACAACTACCTTTGGGCAGTAGCTTTACTTCTCTGTCCTGTCAAAGCCCTTGCAAACACTACCGTTGCGTCACCTTCAAGTAACGCACAAGGAGTCGTTAACAATAACGCTACCATGATAACCCCGTCAGCTATGCCATCTTTCCGTATGAGTCAGGGGATTGTCTGTGCTTCTCCTAGTCTTACAATTACTCCTTATGTAACTGATGCTTGGTCATTTAACAGACCAATAGAACAGGTCACTAGGCAAAATATATATGATGAAAATACTGGAGAGATAAAATATGTTCAAGAGACTCCTAGATTTGAAAAGGATAATTACAATTTGAACTATGGTATCTCTGCTCAAATAAATATTCCACTAGGTAAATCGCCAGCTTTATGCCATGAGGCAACAATGGTAAATATCGAAGCTCAAAAATTATTGATAAAGAAAACTAAAATGGAGATCAGCTTATATCGTTTAGAACAATGTGCAAAGCAAGCAAAATTAGGTGTTACCTTCAAAGCTA